GGCCTGTATGCCAAAGGCTTCAGATGCAACGATGACATGAAAGAGAGTTGGAGGACGTGGATCGCAAGGAAGACAGCGGCGCCAAAGTGGGTGATGGCGAACCCTTGGAGAGTGTTAGCAATCCTCATCCAGCTGGCTCCAATAGCAGCAGCATGGCTCCCGATCGCGGCGAGCATGCCAGAAATGATGTGGATGCAGCTAGCATTCCTATGGCCGGTGTTCACTGGGATGGCGATGTTCGTGTATGAGTTCCCAGTGTTTGTACTATTCGCACCCTGGGTGTACGTGATAATGTGGATTGGATTCAAGATGCTCCAGCAGTGTGGACGTACCTTGATGGTCTGGGACAACGGCAATCTGTTGCTGTTGAGCCGCGAGACCACTTTCCCCTATCACAGGCACATGCGTCTGGTCAATACGAAACACAAGCGCCAGGTGGAACTCAAGTTCCAAGGAAACGACAGCCTGATAGGTGCATTCAGAGGAGTCGCAGGCCCAATGAAGCCAATACAAGCCAACGAGACAAGATACGTTGTGCCCGTGAATATCGGCAAGTTGGAGAGACAGATCTTGAGTAGCGGAGGCAAGTACAGCCCGTGGTACAATTGTCAATCATTTATATTGGCAAATGTCACGGAGAGTTGGTATCTTGTATTCAGGTTAGGTATGATCCAAGCATATATCTTCCCTATCGTCCTACTGGCTTACATTGCCTGGGGCGCCATGCTCAAGACTGGTCTGGTGAACAAAAAGCGACTCGCTGAAGGGTCTTCGTTCTTCAGGATGGGGACAAAGGATGAATGGATGTCACCTGAGGAATACGATCAAATCGCCCAGCAAGATCAGCAAACGAAGGTTGCTAGCTACAAGCTCAACGAATCGACACAGAAAATGGAGTATGTGATCGAGATGAAGGATGAAGAACCTCCACAAACCACCGCAACAGTCACGCTAAAACGGCCGACAACCGTAGAGGATGAGCCCGAAGACGAGTGGGTGCAGCCTGGCCACGAGCCGCTGATATTGGAGCCCGAAGAAAAAGAAGCCCTGAAGCATGGACAGGATCTGGAAGAAGAAATCGCCATGATAGCAGAGCTGATTGATATGGCAGTGAGAGACGGCGTCCCGGAGAACGAAGCGATTCATCACGGATTGATGACATTGCGACGCAGCATCCTCAAGTACGGCCAGACCAAAGAACATCGAGATCACATCAAGATGGTCGAAGCGACGGAACGGAAACATGGATCGTCATACACAAGAGTCATGCAACAGCTAGACAAGTGGGCTGTCAAATATGCCGGGCAGACGGGAGTGACAGAGCTTTACAAGTGGATCAAGGGCATCGGTAGAAATCTCAAACGGATTGGAAAACCAATCTGGCACATTCTATCATACATTGGTGACGTGCTTCTGGCTACATGCCAAGCCGCCTTTGAGGCAATGACACCAGTTGTGCACGCGATCCTAGATTATTGCTTTGGAAAGAAGCTCAGTCGGCGACTGAAGGCAGTCTGGTCCCCTGGAGGACTAGTCAAAGATCCAAAAGTGTCAGCGTACAAGAGACTCGCATCGGAAATCGCGTTCAGCAAATATACACCACGAGGAGTGTTCAAACATGATTACCAAGCGTTCATTGATCGTTTGAACAAGGACCTGCCAGAAGGGGCGACGCCGCTGTCACTCCGAGAACAGTACAGGGAGCCGCACGTCCCGGCACCAGAAAAGAGAGCGATGAATGAGCTAGAAGCCATTGCATTGCTTGGAGAAGAAGAGGCCAAGAGAGTGAAGATCGACCAGCATTACACGGAACAAGTGAGGCGCTATATCGAAGAGCTCGGCTGCCGCCAAGGAGGTGATGGCGTGTACGTCGGTGATATGAACAACGATATGTTGTATCGAAGCTTGGAGAGATACCAGCACCTTGATCTTGGGAAGTTGACTGCAGAAGGGATCCCAGAGCCAATCACTCAAGAACAAAAGGCGTTTGCAGATGAGATCGCCAAGGCTATGTACGATCAGTACCCAGAGGCCTTTGCCAATGCGCGCCCGACACACCCTGAGGCTGTCCTTAGGTACATCGAGAAGAAGTATTCCCCCGGGAGTCCCTTCATCGGACTGTATAAAAGTCGCCAGGAGATGTTGGACGCGGGCTTCGGCCGCACTCTCATGAAGCAAGCCTATGACGAGTTAAAGGCAGGGAGATACCCGCACCAGTTCTACCATGCGTTTGGAAAGAGCCAGGTCGTCGATATCAAGAAGATTTGGGAAGGCAAGAACATCAGGACGGTTGTAGCTCAGGATCTAGCAAGCTACTTCATCGACCAGGTGTGTCAGTTCGAGCGAAACAAAAGGATGACGTGGGACACAACCTTTATCGGAAGTGGCCTACCCCTAAACCAGCAAATGGCGACCTTGTTTGAAGCACTCAAGGAATATCGTGTGATGATCGAGTCAGACGCTACAGAAGCCGACAGCAGGTTCGAGGGATTTGCCTTCGAGATCGCAGCCAACCTAAGCAAGTATGGTATGGACGACAACATGGCCTCGGTCATGCGCTCAAAGTACGACGCGATGCAGAACGCGTACATCTTCGCGATCACAGCAACGAAAGGAAAGGAGGCATGGAGCCTCGGAGACAAAGCACCAGCAGGTTCGGGACTGAAGTTCCCGGCACTCTGCATTCCACCCGACGATGGAAAAACGACGCTGGCAACTGCCCGTCCAGACTTGTTCGTGGAGCACGATACGCTACTCCCTGGAGGAAGCGCTGAACCAATCAAAGAAAAATATCGAACGACAGAAGGGTATGATTGGGAAAGGATCAATGAGGAGTTGCGATCTGTCAAAGTGCCAGAAGGAAAAGTCTTGCTCACATGGAGCCCATCAACCATCCCATCCGGATACAAGTC